GCGGACAATGAACTTACAGTGGGTGATGAGCGTGATGCAGGCGATGAAGGAGAGGCCGGTGATGAAGATGCTGAGTTCAGAAAAGAGGCAGCAAAGGCCGAAGGTGAGGAGGAGGAGGAAGAGCCTGTCGTCCCCGCCGCCGCACCTGTAGTTAAAACAACCATCGACGGAGAAATGAAAACCAAATACGAGGCGATTCAAGCCTTGAAAAAGCAGGCTGAAAAGGAAGGCAAAGCCTTCAAGCCGACTCCTGAGCAGAACAGAATTATTAATATTTACAAATGCCGTCTTGGAAATACAGGCGATTATCAGAAGGATTGTGAGCGTGTGAGGGCCTGCCTCCGTTATTTCGGAAAGGATGAGCAGACAAGCAAATCAGGCAAGCGCTACGGAAAACTATCCCTGAACGGTGAACTCGCCAAGTACAGTGCAAAGTTTGCCCGCATGCTCCAACGCATGGAGGAGTCGCCTGGTTCGAACTTAGTGTACAGTCAGTTCCTCTCGATGGAGGGTATTGGTATCTTCTCCATCTGTATGGATATTAATGGATACACACCCATTGAAATCTCATACAATCCCGATACGAAGGAGGCGCAGTTCAATGAGACTACACTTAAGAGTCTCAAACTCGGCCCTAAGGGAAATGTAAAGCGCTATATTAAGTTCACTGGTGGTGAAGCCGATGATGTGCGCAGAATGAACTTGGCACTCTTCAATTGCCGTTTCAGTGATTTACCGCCAGGTCTTCAGAGACCTCTTGATGAATATGGCTGGACAGCCGATGAGCCTGAGACAAAAACTCTACTGCTGAAGGGTGCACTCTGTAACACCTTCTGTATTACATCCGCAGGTGCAGAAGGTATTTCACTGCGCAATGTTCGCCGTGTTCACTTGATGGAGCCGTACTGGAATGATGTTCGTATTGCACAGGTGAAGGGTCGTGCGATTCGTATCTGCTCTCACATTGATTTCCCTGATGTAGCCGATCGCAGTGTAGAGATTTATACCTATTTGTCATGTTTTTCCAAAAAACAACAGATGGGTAAGGAGGCGGATAAAGAGAAGATTGATGAGACAATTCGCATGAAAGATGCGATTTCAACGGCGGAGGCGGCGGAGGCATTTGGTCCTGAACGAACAGAAGGATTACAAGATTATACCACGACAAGTGATGAGCAACTCTATCTAGTGAGTTTTAAGAAGCGTAAACTCATTGGCGGAATGGAGGCACTCATGAAAACGGCTGCAATTGACTGCCAACTAAACGAAACTGAAAACGATGATGTCAGTTCATGCCTGGCCATTCCTAATGGTAAGATTGGAGATTATCTCTATCACCCTGTGCTTGAGCAGGACTTGATTGAAGGTGCAAAGGCTCTGCAATTCAGGGCAGCAGAGCCAGCAGCCCCTGCTGTGGCGCCTGAGCCTTCTAAACAAGCCGCTTCCAAACTCTTTACAGTGGAAGGATATGGAGAATTTGAAGCCAGACCAGTCATTCAAGGTGACACGACTACAGGATTTAATCTCTACAGAGATAATAAGAAGGTGGGTGATGCAGGAATTAATAGTGAAGGCCGCCCTACCAAGCCTATCCATATCAAGAAAAGTCTGAAGATTGGCTCCTAAGCGGGTAGAAGTGTCATATCGCGGCATCTACCAGTTCCTTGCTCAGCCAGTGGAGGATCTGCCCAGAGTGCAACTCCGCGATGAACCGCAAGTTGATAATTTAGTTCCCAATCTAGACATTCACGAAATGGAAGAAGTGTCTGTGCAATCTTTGCAAGGAACTCTCCGCGAAATAGCATTGAATCAGTACAACGAAAGACAAACTGGTGAGGCGCACCATATGCTTTTGTAGGAGACCAGTAACTCGGCGGACAGCCTTCAGGGCGTGTATTCACACCCTCTCCAAGGCTCACATAGTCCCAGGATTTATCTTTAAGATCAGCCATTAAATCTGCAAATCTGGGTACAAAATCATCACGTAGATACACATCAGATTCAAAAATCAGTACATTTTTGTATCCATGTTCAACTGCATCTCGTACAGCCGCATAGAAATTCAGAACAAGTGAAACTTCGCCCTTACTGAGAAATCTGGATTTCCAAGAGAGATTCGGAACCCCCGCGCGAATAAAAGGATCCCAAGCCCCAAACACTTGAGAACTTGTCAGTTCTGAGCCCCAACAGGCTGAACCGAAAAAGAGTTTATGAGCGGGCATTCCAACTGCCGCAAAATGTGCAATAAGACGGTCATATCTCTGTTTTTCATACACTTGGTGTACAAGAACATAGATTTTGTCAATCTGTTCCATTCACCTGACTATATGTCAGGCGGAGTCTATTTTAAGTCTTGCGACGCACTATTCAAACCAGCGCCCCTGCCAGTTGCCCTGAACCTCCTTTTTCCAGAAGGCAGGGTCCGTCGTGCTCACTTGGTTATCAAAGCAGTGAATCCATGCCACCTGCATTGTCATCTGTGTAGGGCGTCCATTGGTTCCACAGAGATACATTGAGCCATAGGCACTCTTATCACTCTTATACTCGTTCATCAGTGTTCCGCCAGGGCTGAAGGTTGATATGCCATTTGAAGGGAGTATCTTACCCGCCGCCAGATTTGCACATGTCTGCACAAAGAATTGAACACCCGTGATACTCTTTCCAAACATTGCAGGTGTCTGATTAATTGTTGCAATACACCATGTGCCCTGAGGAACATTGTAGACTTGAGAATTATTCTGTTGCCCGCGCCCACCCCAGGTCTTCAAGTAGAGATTGAATGTATTATTGGGACCATTGTCGCAGCAGATGGCATATCCGTAATTCTGCCCCCAGAGGAACATCCAGTTAAGTCCATTGCCTGCAACATTCTGTGCAGTTATATTGAAACAGACAGTGACTGCCTGGAATGCCGAGAAGGCGATGCCCTGTGCCGTCTTCCAGAGTTCATTTGAAATGGCCATGGCCATTAAGTCCGAAGGCAGCGAGTTATCACGAATCGCAGTATACTCTGCACGTGCAGCAGGCTGTACAGTGAGTTTTCTGCTCCAGAGACGCTTCTCGCAGAACTGGGAGACGCCACGACGATTGTAGACCTGGAAGGAGAGTGATGGTGCCGCCACCTCCTGTGTAAAATAGCACATCGACTGCCAGTCAGGGTCGACATTGCCATTGATCGCCGGATTACGCCAGCCCTGTCCACCTGCACAATCATAGTAATACGGAGTGAAGGTTGCACCGCCGCCAGATTCAAACCAAGTGAAGGTGACAATATTCGGAACCCCCTGTGAATCCGCTGTAATAGGAAAACAACCTGACTGGTGCCAGGTCGGCCCCTGGTCATAATACGCACCAAAGGCCATTGACTGATTCTTGATATTGAAGACATCCTGGTTAATGGCCATCTGAAAACCATCGTCTGTCACAACACCGAACATCAGATTGCGAGATCTTCCAGGACGCAGGTCACAGAAACTCACAAACTCGACCATATCTGATAGACCCGTTCCATCCACTTCGCCACCTCCAACATTAATATAAGGGATATTGCTTCCAGTGGACGAAAGAACAGGACGACGGCCCATTAAGACTCCGCCCTGGCGACGATCAAACCAGAAGACTTCGCAACCCTGATTTCCATCTCCAAGACTGAGACCTGTAGGTATCTTTTGGAGTCCCAGGCCAGTCAGTTGATTCAATGCATTGCGTTGTTTTGTCGGATCGGCCGCACGTGAATCGGCTACAAGGGCTGCAAGGCTCGCTTTATAGGCGCCCCAATTCATTCCCTTGAGAGCACTTAGTGCAGTGGGATACGAGGTACCCTGAGTTGTACCACCTTGGCGGAGGAATTCCTGCTGCATGCAGTTCAGACCTATATCTCTACTGCTGTCCGTGAGGTCAGCGCAGAAGTTATAACTATCAAAAAGTCCAGGCTGACGGCATAAATCCCGTGCAGCAACTGAGATTTTTTCATTTACATCATATTGTTTCTGGTTGACTGTATAGAAATTCATGAAGGCTGAGAAGAGTGTACCATTGCCTTGGCGAATCACATCTTCACTTATGGCTGGATTTGCTAGACTCTGGTAAGTCTGGAATGACTTCTTCTGACGAAGTTGGTCAGCAAAATCTCCAGGATTTGTACCTGCACTCAGCGCATTCGCGATTGTTCCACCAGCGCATCCAGCCCACTGTGCAGTCATCGTTACGCAATCACGGTCAAGAGGGCTATTGAAGCACTTCCAGTACTGCGGCTGCGGTTGTCCAGGAGGAGGTGCAGGACACTGAGCGGCATTTGCTACAGTGATAATATCAGCAGTCGCACACTGTTTGTCTAGATCTGTGTAGCGCGGCTGCGGCTTGCCTCCCACCATTGAAATTGGTATGATTTTTTGACTTGTTTTGCAGTATCCGCAGACATTCTTGAAATCCCCTACAGCGCTCACAGGAATCTGAGACATATCTTGGCAACTCTGTGCCGATTTACAGATATCCGTCACCATCTCTTTCTCGGCCGCCTTGAGATCCCTGAAGTACTTCACACCATTTCCAGTGGAATCTGTGGGAGGATTTGCCGTATCAAGAGGACCACCTTCATTTCCATAGGCACCCTGTGCAACCTGCGGAATAGTACCTGTACCTGGCTGGTATCTCCATCCGCAGGCATTTCCTACAGGAGTTGCAGGTTGAGATGCCTGTAAATTAGAGAGGCCACCAAGTCCCTGGAATGTGCGGCACTGGGCGAGATTTGCTCCAACAGGGTCAGATACACCCGTTAGAACACCTCCAATGTACGGAATAGGTGCATTACGACCACTTATTCCTATATTTTCAACAGTTCCGATATTTGCAAGGGCCCCTTGTAACTCTGCATTACTTGCCTGATTCTGCTGGGTTTGATATCCTGTGTTCGGATACGAGTAGTTGTTCTGCGTTGTGGCAACGACCATATTCGGAATACCTGAGGCATAGTTTGCACTATTTGTATTGAGCATCTGCTGCGGTGTTTGTGTTGCCGTTGCACCCTCAAACCCTTCTTTGCGGCCACTGTATTGGGACAACCGGGCAAACATCCCTTTCTACACTATCTCTTTATTTATGTCAGTGCGCACTGGCGTACTAAAGAGATTTTTAAATATTAAACAGTTTTACAAAAGTTAATAATGATTCTGTGGGTAGATTGCCTGCTAATTTACCACTCCAGACAACCTGTTTGCTCGCATCAAGAAGTTCTACGACCATGCCACTTGCACGATGTCTGCAGCAGTCAGCACGATTATAGTAGACAATCTTCTTAATCGGATAGACTGCGCTCATATCCACCATGAACCAATCATTTCCTGTGCATGCTGAGTGGAAAATCTGCGGATAGGAACGGCTCGCCATAGTGCCATCGACTGCATAGTTTGCTGAACCACCCCACCTATACATATTCGAATAACTCGTAGGCTTTCCAAAACACTGGTTAGCACCAGTATTATCATAGCAGGCAATCTGAGAAATCTGTAGGCATTCATATGGATTGCTCAAGCGCACATAGCGCGCATTTGGCATATCAGATGCAGGCGTTATACTGGCGGGAATTGCGGCAAGATTTGCAAAGCATCGTCCTACACTATCGGCACGACCACCTTGCGCATCCGGGAGATTCGCATTGAGGCCAGTATTTGTAGCACGCTGGAATGCTTGATTGAAAAAGTTCTGCACGTACGGGATACCGATGCGACCCGTGCCCGCTCCCGTGCGAGACTCACGCTGAAGTTGCTTGACGATATTCGGATTCTTCGTAGGGTCATAGCCTGCTCCAGGAAGGCAGTAGATCTTATCTCCCTTTGCATCAAGACTATAATAGGTCCCAATCGGTCCACTGTATGTCGGTCCAATGTTCTGATTTCCCGCGCCTTGATTGTAATAGAGATAGTTAATGCACTGCGCCGAGATATTCGGTGTATAATTTACATTGAAATTCAAGTATGCATCGCACGGCGTGCTGATATTAGTTCCATTGCACTTGAGGGATGAATCCGCATCCGAGTATTGATTCTGATTGAGTGTATCGAGTTGCTTGATAATTCCATTCATATCGAGGCCCTGTAGGCTGGATGGGTCCTTATAGAGACTACCTCCAGTTGTACAACCACTATTGACGATACGATTCTGGAGGCATGCAGTTGACCATGTTCCAGGGCCTTGTCCCGCAGGCTTATAGCATGGATCCCCTCCATAAATACTTGCAGAGGAGGCCTTCGTCTGTAAAACACTCTTTGTACAGTCGATGCTGCTAAACGGAAACTTTTCCGTAAAAAAGAAGGGGAGGCTTCCTGAGAGGCTCATGGACGATTTTGAGTATCCAGACATCAGATTGATACAATTGACTGTGCCGTTTGGCGTTGTCAGCCTAGGATAGTCTGTACCACGACGCGGCTTACCTGAAAGAATATCATCGGTCAAAAGGATTTTATCGAGTGCTAATTGAAAGACACCTCCACCTGTTAAGGGAGTCTCAAGAGCACCATAGAGTTCAGCGGAGGTCTCTTCATCGGGTCCCTCCACTACAAAATTCAGGAAGGAATCTTCTGCAAGTTTCGCCTTAAACGAGACAGGGGTTTTCGAGAGTACAAGGGTCGTCTTCGAATCTGCGAATTTAATTGCCTTGCCTGCGAGAGTTACATTCAGAGTTCCAGTACCGGCGACCCAGAATGTCACTGTTTTTAGAGGGTTTGATTTGGTATCACCCACATAGGTATAAGAACCATCCTCCAAGCAGACGGCACAGGTTCCATCCAGATTCTTATTATGTTGGCATGTGACACGATTCATAAAGTCTTGAAGTTCATTGTTTGTGAGAGCAAATGAATAGGTTGAACCGACACCTCCAGTCGCTCCAGTACATGTACCCAGCGTCGGCTTTGTATTTGTATACGGAACAGGTGAGTCGGCGATTGCACCAATCGCTGCAGCCTTGGCAGCAGGGTCAATATAGAGTCCCTTTGGACCCGTAAAGGCTTTGCCTGCATTTGTGGTGCCTGAGGATAGACAGACACCACAGTGTTCCTTGAATTGTGCATCTCCAAACGGATTTGCACTCATTGCCATGTTCTCGCAGAAGGCCGCTTTTACAATAATTGAACTGCTATCAGGTACATAGACAGGTGTAGTATTCGTTCCAGGCACCATGGTAATTCTTCCAGGCACAGATGTATCTGTTGCTGTGGGAGTAAGTGCAGCATTCACCGCGCCTACATATGAAGCTTGTTGATCAGCCGGCATATTTGCAATTGCAGGAGCAGTTATACGAGGGTCCGCAGCAAGTGATAGAGGATTATACATCTGTTGGCCCTGAGCCGCTGTAACAGGATAATCTCCCACTTGCGGGACATCAAATCCCTCGGATCGTTTTTTAAAGACGCGCAAAAGCGCTGTTGCGCCTACAGCACAGGCACCTAGTACAAGTAGACCCGGGTCCATCTCTACTGATTAGTTGAGATTATCGGGACGTAGACGGCTCGCCGCATCCATATCGCGCGTGATTACACGGAAGACAAACTGTGTCTGGTGGCTGAGATTAATCAGGCGACCTGACTGGATAATGTTATTTGCAGGAACAGACCCAGATAATAGGGTTCCAGCAAATGTGTCGCTCGCAACGCCACCAAACGGTGATACACTGGTATATCCCTTGGTAGGATCATTGTACCGAGCATCTACAATAATATAGTTTGCATAGCCTACTGAGTTTGTACCTGTGATATAAGCGGATCCATTGTAATATCCAATATTCACAACAAGAAGTCCGTCCGTTCGAGTGAGATAACTTATAAAATCCTGTGCTACTCCTGCATTTCCAGTAAATGTAGATGTGAAGGCTAGATTCTTCAGTTGAATACGATCTCCCTGATTAAACATAAATGTGTTGAACCAGGTATTTGTCTGAATCCAGATATATTGACTGAGTCCAGCAGCCGCTGCATTCTTGGCATAGACCGTTCCCGTATTCGGAATAGGGTAGACTGTAGGTGGAGTAATTGTTGCAATACTATTTGAGAGTACAAAACCAGAAATATCAAGCGTATCGAGGAGCGGGCTCACAAGTGAACCATCGGGCCGTTGAAGTTGAATGGAGAGTTTCTGAAGAGTGGCGAGGGGTGTAGGATAATAGGTCTTCTGGCATTTCATGAACTTTGGAATCATGCCGAGGAATCCACCACGCTGAATTACATTTGTATTGTCCGTAATCCAGTTTGCATCATACTGAATGAGTCCAAATGCACTGTCAATATTCTGATTTGTACCGATGCTGTTTGTATCAAGTTCAGGAACACGCACCATCAAATACGGAAAAGACAGAACATTCGTATTGACAATCATTTGATTATAATAAGCAGGTCCACTCGTAGCACCTCTATCAATCAGTACATCAATACCCTCTACAGGTACCAGCGCCTTGACTAGTTCAATGCGTACAATATTGCGGAACTTCACTTGCGTCGATGTATTTGCACGCACACCGTTATTTGTTGTTACATTTCCAGGATTGAAGAGGACACTGAAGTTGTAGCGGCTCTCACCTGTGTTCACTGTCCAGTCACGATCCGCACTGTAGCAGAAGAGATTGTACTCATTCTCCTTATAGTTGAGTACGTCCTCCTCCTTTTGCAGGAAGTCCTGGGGGAGCACAGGTCTGTCTGCCCGCACGGTTGGAACTGCAATTGTCGGATTTGCCTGTGAGAGAGAACTCTGATCAGCGGTGTAGGGTGAACGTCCCACGGATTGCATACCAAAGAGGGCACGCATATCCGGAGGCACTGTCATGGTTGTAATCTCATTTTCGAGAATCCTCGGCTTGGCCACTGCACCGGCCTCACGAGGGCGAATCTGCTCTTGAACAGCGAGTGCTGTGCGTGCAGCCTCGGCCTCACGCTGTTTCTTGGCCTGCTCAAATAGACTCGCTGCAGAGGAGGTATTATCCTCTTCAAGCGGAATGCGAAAGTCGGGCGGAGCAGGAGGGGCAGCCTTTGCAGTATTGCGTGAATCCTGCATGAGAGCGAAGCGTGTTCCAACATCCTGACGTAGAGGGTCTGAACTGGTGACAATCTCAACCTCTGTCTTCTCGCTCATTTCCACTTCGCGTCCTCTATCGAGATAGGCCGTGTAGTCGGGAAGTACAGCGGCGAGTGTCTCCTTGTTCAAATACTGTATGTTCTGACTCGAATTTACACGGTAGACTTCACCCATATAATGCTTTACAGTCTTCACAAGTCTCTGTTTCTGGCGATCATCAAGTGTTGCACCGCTGCGACGTTGAACGTGGTCGTACAGTAATCTGTCCAACATTTGCTCATTGCGTTCGCTGAAAAACTGTTCCTTTATAGCCGACATCTACATGACTCTACGATTTATCGTCGGCTTCTCTGAACTCACGTGCTAAACAACCATGACCGAAGCATCAACATTTCGCCATCACGAGGTGCCCGACGACAGAAAGGACGGAACTCCTCTCCCATCAGCATTCGAATAATAAAATACATGCTGTACATTCCACATTCAGAATCCTTCATCTGGAAACGACGAGCATTGTAGGCGAGTTTCATTGCAGGGTCCTGTAGTGTGAGCCACTGCATGAATTTTTCAATTTGGCCAGGAACCTCCATGCCGTATGAGTCAAAATAGTAGCAGACCTTCTTCTTCAAATCAACATAGTTGCCGACCCAGTGACTTCCTCCTTTGTTGTGAGGGTCGAGGTTATAAATAATACCAACCTTTGACTTTCCAGCGGCTTTTAATCCGGCCATATCGAGACTGCACATTTCACTTATGAGGCACTTTGTCTTGGTCTTATTGTACGGATCGGGTGCTGCAAAATCGATCGGATAGGGACCGAGGAACTTAAAGTCGGCGACATCTTCTTCGTACTGCTTCATGACGTTCTCAATGTTTGTGCTATCGAGCCACTTATCAGGATCGGCGCGCCACGCTTCAGGTTGAGGAGGGCGTAAATAGGCCGCTTGAAGGCGTTGTTTCTCAGATTCATCAATGGGCAATGCCTGTACAAAGGAGTATTCTTGAATTGGCCCTACACCGACTCCTTGTTCAAGTTCTTTCCGAAGGGCAACCGCACTCACACCTCCAATCTGAGTCCGAAGTGTCGTCTGCGAACCCAAGACTTTCGAGGCGATTTTTTGCAATTCAGACGCAGGGATACATCCATAAGCCGGACGCTTTTTTCCGACACGTGGCCGACATTGACAGGGTCCCGGTCTATAGTGTTCTGAACTCAGTTTTTTGAGTCGTCTGGTTTTTCTGACCCCGACCATCCTATTGAAGTGTCAGATTCAAATCGTCATACTCCACAGGATGGCGTACTCAATGGTCCGCTTTTGGTCGTATATTTTCACACCTCTCTTAATTCTTGTACTTGTCTTTGCAATGTTTGTCATCTTTACACTTTCGAGTGCACAAACAACTGTTGGCTCACTTATTGCGCCGGCACTCGCGATCACCTCATCCGTGGCTGCCTCTGCGGCAAATGGTGTAAAGGCCGCCACTGCTGCTGCGGTCCCTAGAGTATCCTTTTCACCTACATCAGTAGGAAGCACAACATGACGCCTACACAGATCTTTCAAATGATACTGTTGGCCATTATCCTTATAGGCCTGGGATATGTAATCTATGCGGTCGGCCAATTTGCCGGCAGCAAGGACAACCTGAATGACATTCAAAAGAATATGGGAGTTATCTTTGGAGTGACATTTGCTCTGGTTCTCATGCTCGGTATTTTCAGTTATATGTATATTCGTACGGACCCCGATGTCTTCGTACCCTTCGCCCTTTTCATGCTCTTCGTCAATATGGAGATTTCGCTGATTTCAGTCAGTGCATCGGTTCTTCAGAAGATTGAATAAGGCATTCGGGTGTCCGAGGAGCCTGAATGAGGATTCCTAAAATACGATGTTGAAGACGCGCCCGACCCGTCCAGAAAGTGTCTGTGACACCCATTTGAAGACTGATGCCCTGAATTTGCAGCGTAACACGAATGATTTGACCACGCGCGAGGACTCCCGGTTGTACATCTTCTGTCCAGACACCATCTTTCCATATACGGATTCCGTGCAATCCCTTTCGCTTCTCTTGAAGAGTTGATGGGCAATATAAATGCAACTTATTATTTTCCACCATCGGTTGAAAAAGCCGATAGACCTCTTCGCGTGTAAACTTATTTGCTCCAAACCAAGCCAATTGGCTGGCGCAAATAACTTCAAGAAGACTTGTTTGAATTGCTGTGAGTTTACTGGAAACCCAATTCGTTGTCATCGCCAATTCAAGGCGACCATTTGCAGGATTATAGGAATCAATTAAGAGATGCGGTAAAAGAATTGTAAGGACAGGCATTGTCACTTGTCCATCAACGTACGATAGTGGTACCATGGGTTTCTTTTCACGATTCACCCGTGTAACGAGTCCGCCGTGATTTATTTTTCCGAGTTCGAGTTTCTGTAGGGGGACACACCACTCCATTCTGGGTGTAAAGGTTTAACAAGTTTAGACCCAGGGAGATGCATCTAAGTTGGCGAGGTCCACCGGGTTCAGGAAAACGATACGCCATCCATCAAGAACTTTACAAACGTGCTGCGGCCCGTGGGGTGGTTCTAAAAATTATTACAAAACTCTGGA